TTTTGTTGAGGAATATTTTGGAGACTTAAAATCACTTGAAGGTTTAACCAAAGCGATTGTTGAAGGCAGTGCTGCTGCATCTAAAGTTTTATTTATGGTATCTCCCTCAGGTACTACAAGAGCTAGAAAGCTCGCAGAAAGCCCAAATGGAGCCATTATTGAAGGCTCATCTAACGATGTGTCTGTCCTACAACTAAATAAATTTGCCGATTTTAGAATAGCCTATGACACCATGGCAAGAATTGAGCAACGCTTACAATTAGCGTTCTTATTAAATGCCTCAGTACAACGAGATGCTGAAAGAGTTACAGCAGAAGAAATTCGTTATATGGCTCAAGAATTAGAAGATACCTTAGGTGGTGTTTATTCTATTCTTTCTCAAGAGTTTCAACTTCCCTTCATTACTCGCAAAATGAGAATGATGGAGAAAGCAGGAAAACTACCTCAACTTCCTAAAAACACAATTAAGCCTTCTATCATTACAGGCTTAGAAGCATTAGGCAGAGGTAATGATAAGAATAAACTTATTTCATTCTTAACAACACTAGCAGGAACATTAGGCCCCGAAGTTATACAACAGTATGTCAATGTTTCTGATGCTATTAAAAGATTAGCTACCTCGGAAGGTATAGATCCTGAAGGTCTTATTAAGACTCAGGAAGAAATACAACAACAGATGCAGCAACAACAACTTTTACAAGCAACTCAAAATATTAATCCTGACCAAATCCAACAAGTAGTGGATGGGGTCGCACAATCTCAAGGAGATAATCAATAATGGTAGATACCGTAACAATTAAAGATGGCTTAGAACCTACTGCAGGTGCAGCCACAACATCTGAAAGTACAACTGTCAGTTCTCAATCACAAGAGAGACCAAGTTGGCTTCCTGAAAAATTTCAATCAGGAGAAGATTTAGCAAAAGCCTATGGTGAATTAGAAAAACAATTTTCATCAGGCAATCAACAACAGCAAACAGAGCAAGCCCCTAATCAAGAACAAATTGAACAAGCAACGGGATTAGACTTAAACCCTTTCTATGAAGAATTTGCTTCTCAAGGAAGTATTGGTGAAGAGAGTTATGCAAAATTAGCTGAAAAGGGATTATCAAAAGATTTAGTCGATAGCTATATAGCAGGTCAAATGGCGATATCAGATAATCATGTAAAAAGTATTCAACAAGCTGCAGGTGGCGAACAGAAATATTCTGAAATCGTACAGTGGGCAGGTAATAATATGTCTGAAGCAGAAGTATCTAACTTTAATGAAATTGTAGAAAAAGGCTCACTAGAAGCTGCAACGTTTGCAATTAAAGGCTTAAAAGCTCAATATGATGCTCAATTTGGTACACAACCAGACTTACTGCAAGGTCAAACTGCAAAGGTTGATAATGATGTGTATCGTTCAACTGCAGAAGTCGTAAGGGCAATCAATGATCCTAAGTATCAAAAAGATACCGCTTATAGACAATCAGTCGAAGAGAAGATTAAACGTTCTAACGTAATGTAATGATTCAATTATTAGGTGCTGCTTCTCCTATTATTGGTGCTTTATTTAAAACTGTAGATAAAGCCATTGATAGTAAAGAAGAGCGAGAAAAAATAAAATCTAATATCCAACAACAAGTTATGGCAGGGGAGATGAAAGAATTATCTACTGCTGCCAATATAATTTTAGCAGAAGCTAAAAGTGAAAGTTGGTTAGCTCGTAACTGGAGACCATTATTAATGATGGTTGTAGTTATGATTGTAGCTAACAACTACTTACTCGTTCCTTATGCAAATGCATTTTTTGAATGGGGAATAATCTTAGATCTCCCAGATGCTCTTTGGACTTTATTAACTATCGGAGTCGGTGGTTATACAGTTGGAAGAAGTGCGGAGAAAGTAGCAGGTAAATTAAAAAAGGAGTAGCTATGGGATACGGAACTAAAAGAAAACCAAAGCCAAAGAAATAATGTCATTAGTCGCAAATATTAATAGAAGAAAAAAATTAGGAATAAGTAGAAGTAAGAAAAATTCTACAATATCTAAAAGTGCGTACAAAGATATGCAGAATAACTGGAAAGATAAAAAGAAAAAATAATCATGTCTACCGAGAAACCTTTAAATAAAATATTATCTAATCCTAACAAAAACAAAAAATACATGGTTTATGTTAAGGATAAATCTACAAATAATATTAAGAAGGTTTCTTTCGGTGACCCTAACATGAAGATTAAAAGGAACAATCCTAAAAATAGAAAATCATTCATGGCACGACATGGTGCAACACTTGAAAAAGTAGAGGGTCAAAAAAACTTATCTCCTGTTTACTGGGCATTACGCTCTTGGAAACTAGGAACTAAATTACCTTCATAACACCGTCTCTCATTAGAGAGGTGTACACCCAAAAGATTAACTTTAGCCTCCTGCGGGAGACAACTTCTGTGTGATTGAAGTAGGTGTAGTTCAACAACAACAACTAAAACATAAAGGAAAAATATTATGTCAAACGCAACAGTCAGCTTTTTAGGTAAAGCAGATAACAGTGGTGACGATAATGCTCTGTTTCTCAAAGTTTTCAGTGGTGAAGTGTTAGCTGCATTCCAAAGAAGGAACCAAATGCTTGATATGACTATGGTTAGAACAATTAGCCAAGGTAAATCAGCACAATTTCCTGCTATTGGAAAAACCACAGCCGCATATCACACTGCAGGTAATGAGATTACAGGCTCAGTCATCAAGAAAAACGAAAGAGTAATCACAATTGATGACCTCTTAATATCAGATTCATTTATCGCTCAGATAGATGAAGCTAAAAATCACTATGATGTACGAAGCATTTACTCAACAGAAATGGGTAATGCATTAGCAAGAACAGTGGATCAACACGTATTACAATTAGCAATCTTAGCAGCTCAAGCTTCTGCGACTGTTAATGGTGAGAATGGTGGTGCAGTTATTACTGATGCAGATGCAAAAACAAATGCTGCTTCTCTCATTACATCTATCTTTGATGCAGTTCAAACACTGGATGAAAAAGATGTACCAGAGGATGACAGATTTTGTATCGTACCTCCATCAACTTATTACAACATCGTAGAAAACGACAAAATCTTAAATAGAGACTTTGGCGGAACAAATGGTGTATATGCTGATGGTAAAGTTCTTAAAGTAGCAGGTGTCAACATTGTGAAATCAAACACAGCAGTTGCTGCCTTTACAGACCAGTCAGGTGCTTCATCTACTGGAGAGAACAATACATACAATGGTGACTTCTCAAATACAGCAGCAGTGGTATTCCACAAGTCTGCTATTGGTACAGTTAAGTTAATGGACTTAGCTATGGAGTCTGAGTATGACATTCGTAGACAGGGAACTTTAATGGTTGCTAAAATGGCATTAGGACATGGTATCCTAAGACCAGAAGCAGCAGTTGAAATTCAAACTGCCTAATAACTAAAAGTGGAGGGGATTAAATTCCCCTCTGCACTTTTCTTATGAAATCAATTTTAATTCTTATTGGTTTTATCTGCGTGGTAGATGAAAGCAATCTTCCACAATGTTCAATCGTTCAAGAATATTACGATACTTATGAACAGTGTAATTATAAAGTTTTAGAAACGATTGATTTCTTAAAAGAACTAAATATCAAACATTATCAAATATCTTGTAAACCATGGCACTTTCAGGAACAACACAGCTCGAAGCTGTAAATACATTACTTCACACAATTGGTGAGTCACCCGTTAATAGTTTAACAGGAACGCTACCTATAGATGCGACTCTCGCTAATAATGCTATTAATGAGATTAGTAGAGAGGTGCAAGCTGCAGGTTGGCATTTTAACTCTTTTTATAAATATACATTAAGTCTAGATACTAACAGCAAGATACCCCTTGCTGATAACATTATGCGAGTAGATTTAGACATTAATCAATACGCACTAAGTAAATATGACGTTATTAAAAGAGGTAGCTTTTTGTTTAATAAACAAGGAAATACCTTTGTTTTTGATGAAGCCTTAGATGCTAAAGTGATCCTTTATTTACCTTTTGATGAATTACCAGAAAACGGTAGACGCTACATAACTATTAGAGCCGCAAGAATATTCCAAGAT